GCGGGCCCGGGATGGCCATCGCCGCCGCCGCGGCCTCCGCCGCCCCAATAGCTGGCGCCGCCATGTCCGCCGACCAGTGCGGCCGCACTCCCGACTTGCGCAGCCCAGGCCCCGTCGCCGCCGTTTATATTGATGTTGCCGCCCACGCCGAGGCCGCCCTTGCTCGCCGTGAGTGGAAAGTGAGGCAAGCCGTGGGTCGAGCCGGCGCCACCCGTGCCGCCTGTGGCGGAGCAATGGGAGCCGAAGCTCGATGTACCGCCGGCGGTGCCATTGTTATCGGCGCCGTAATTGAGGCCCCCTGTCCCGGGCCCGCCAACCGTGACCGTTTCCGTTGCCCCAAGGCCACTGGTGATCCGCTTGATTGCCGTGCCGCCGGCGCCGCCGCCGGTACCATTCGTGGAGAGGATCGCGCCGCCGCCACCGCCGCCTCCGCCAGTAACCCAGACGACAACGGACGTTGGCGATGGATTGGACGGCTTCGTCCAGGTGCTGGTGCCGGTAAAGACCTGTAAGCCAATCAGCGATCCAAGAGCGGCATTAGCAACCTGCAATCTATCCGCAATTAGTGTCCGAAGCGCAGTATTGGTTGATGTTAAACCAGTTTTAACATTTGATATCGATGCGTTTGTGTTAGCAAGGGCCGCACGTTCAATTGCTTTAGTCTGATATATTGTAGCAGCATTGGCAACCTGCAATCTATCCGCAATTAGTGTACGAAGCGCAGTATTGGTTGACGTTAAAGCAGTTGCAAGTACCATGCTACCAGTGCCGGTGACGGAGTTGCTGAGCGTGACGCCGCCGTAAGTTATGGGATTACTAAATGTCGTATTGCCTGATACTGTTAGGGCCGATGTAACAGTTGCTTTATTAGTGGATGTATTGCCCGATACAGTTAGATTACCAGTATGAGCTAGAACACCTGTGGATGTAATTGTCTTACCGGCAGCACCTAATGTCGTATTGCCCGATACAAGTAAATTCTTTGTAATCGTGGCATTTTTCAATGCATTGAGGTTGTTATTAGCTGTAACTGTATTTGCATATAGCAATGAATTGTTTATTGCAAACTGACTTAGCCGATCAAACGACGCGTTCGAACGGATTCGCCATATTCCAAAAGTATCTGATGTTTCAACGTTTGCGATCTTGGCCATATTTCATTTAACTTTCTATATTTTTAGTAAATAATTCTAGACTATTTAGTTCAGTAATTGGGTCGCCGAATTCGTCCACGTCGATGATTTCGCACGTGGGTGGCGCGGACCGCTCCCGCGCCTCAACCGCAATGGCATAGGCATCGAGGTCGTCCGATCGCGCCGGCGTCATGGCGTCACCAGCCGGGCGCGCAGCTCGGCCTGTTTCGCTTTGTGCGCCTCGATCCGCACGGTGTCGCCCTCCACCAGCGCCCGAATGACCTTGGCGTCGCGGGCGGCAAGCTCCATGAGGATCGGTGCGTTGAGTTCTGCGGCACTTGGCTGATCGGCCTGCTGCAGCCTGTTGCCCTGCTCCGCCCAGGCGAGGTACTGCCGATAGTCGGCGTTGGCCTCGTCGATCGGGATGAATGCGCCATCGGACAGGCGGCGGATCATCGCTGTATTCACTGCCTGGTACATGGTCACAGCTCCGCCGCTGCCGTTGCGTGGATGATGAAGAGGTCGAGGCCGTTCTGGTTCGTGCCGGTCAGCAGGCAGGCCAGGTCGCCGGAATTGGTCACGTTTGATGTCGCGGTACTCCCGAGCATATAGCCCTTCCAGTAGGTCTGCCCGGCATCGAGCGAATAGGTCGTCACCGTCGGGCTGGCGCGCATGGTCACCGGAAAACGCCAGTCCTTGGTGAAGGACAAGAGCAGTTCACGGCCGTTCTGCGACAAGCAGCCGATGCTGCTCGCCCCGGTGACCGGAGCGGTGCCGACCGGGAAGGTCTTGCAGAAGTAGCGCTGGCAAAGCGCCAGCTCCTGCTGATGCGAGCGGACATCGAAGCCGGTCGCGACGGTGCCCTTCTCCAGCTGGACGCCGGTGAGGTCAAAGGTGTTTGAAACGGTCGCCATGACATTGGTTGTGCCGGTAACACCGGATACAGCGGTGGGTCCTGTCCAAGCATTGGCTGTCCCAAGTTGACCCGTTGCCGCGCCTACGCAGAAGCACACCTCAACGCCAATACTCGCGTCGGTTGTCCACGTACCGGAAGTGTCAGCCGTCAAAGTGACGGTCTTTTGCTCCCAGGTGCTCGCCGCGCTGATGGTGTACGAGAACGGATAGGAGCGGTTGAGCGCGCCTCCGGCCGCGTTGCGAAGTGCGCCAGAGAACGCTCCGGTGAGGCTTGAACGCACCCAGAATGACAACGTAACGGCTTTGGCGCTGGCCGACCCGAACAACAAATCTGCGATATTGAAGCCTTCGATACGCTGCGAGATGAAATACTCGTCAGTGCTCGTGAGCGAGTTGTCGGCGACGCCCACAGTCATCCGCAAAAAATGCGAGAACCCAGTCGGCGGTGTCGAGGTCGAACGCGCGAAGTCCATGCGGCCGGCGCCCGTGGCGATGGCCCGCCAGCGGTCTGTAGTGTAGTCGTTGGTTGCGGTGATTTGCTTGGTCGCGCCGGCATTGCGCTGGTCGATGCGCATGTCGCCATTGATGATGCGGTTCTTGTAGCCGAAGGTGTTATCTGATATAAGAGTCCGAAGCGCAGTATTGGTTGATGTTAAACCAGTTTTAACATTTGATATCGATGCGTTTGTATTCGCCAACGCGGCTCGTTCAATTGATTTAGTCTGATATATTGTAGCGGCATTGGCAACCTGCAATCTATCCGCAATTAGTGTACGAAGTGCTGTATTGGTTGATGTTAAACCAGTTTTAACATTTGATATCGATGCGTTTGTATTCGCCAACGCAGCTCGTTCAATTGCTTTAGTCTGATAGATTGCTGCGGCATTAGCAACCTGCAATCTATCCGCAATTAGTGTACGAAGTGCTGTATTGGTTGATGTTAAAGCAGTTGCAAGTACCATGCTCCCAGTGCCGGTGACGGAGTTGCTGAGCGTGACGCCGCCGTAAGTTATGGGATTACTAAATGTCGTATTACCAGATATAGTTAGATTACCAGTGTGAGCTAGAACACCTGTGGATGTAATCGTCTTACCAGCAGCGCCTAATGTTGTATTACCAGATACAGTTAGATTCTTTGTAATCGTGGCATTTTTCAATGCATTGAGGTTGTTATTAGCCGTAACTGTATTTGCATATAGCAATGAATTGTTTATTGCAAACTGACTCAGCCGATCAAATGCCGCGTTCGACCGAATTCGCCATATTGAAAAAGTATCTGATGTTTCAACGTTTGCAATCTTGGCCATTATTCGTTTTATCCATTTGATTCAGTAATATTCTTGATTTTTTTATCCAGTTCCTTGATGGCTTCCACTAAAAGTCCGATCATATTGCCATATGCAACAGATAGATGACCATCGGAATTAGTATGAATAGCTTCGGGCAACACCGTCTGTACGTCCTGAGCTATAACTCCTGTCCGACGGCGCAAAACACCATCGCTATTGAATGTAATACCTTTGATGTTACTTAATTTGTCGAGAGCATTGGTAATTATTTCGACGTTAGACTTAAATGCCAGATCCGAATTCGATGTGATATCACCAGATGCAGTAATATCACCGGTGTGGGATAGATCACCTGTCGTTGTAATTGTCTTACCCGCAGCACCCAGCGTCGTATTACCAGATACAGTTAGATTCGTACTAATAGTGGCTCGACCAGTATGGCCCAGAAGACCAGTCGTTGTAATTGTTTTAGCAGCAGCACCTAATGTTGTATTACCTGATACTGTTAGAGCCGATGTAACAGTTGCTTTATTGGTGGATGTATTACCAGATACTGTTAGATTTGTTGATATTGTTTTAGTGCCAGTATGAGCAGCAGCACCTGTGGATGTAATCGTCTTACCAGCAGCGCCTAATGTTGTATTACCAGATACAGTTAATGATGATGTAACAGTTGCTTTATTAGTGGATGTATTGCCTGATACAGTTAGATTGCCAGTATGAGCTAGAACACCGGTAGATGTAATCGTCTTACCAGCAGCGCCTAATGTTGTATTACCAGATACAGTTAATGATGATGTAACAGTTGCTTTATTAGTGGATGTATTACCAGATACAGTTAGATTCTTTGTAATCGTGGCATTTTTTAATGCATTGAGGTTGTTATTAGCTGTAACTGTATTTGCATATAGCGATGAATTGTTTATTGCAAACTGACTTAGCCGATCAAATGCTTTATTTGACGTAATACGCCATGTATCAAATGTATTGGTCAATGCTACGTTGGCAATTTTAGCCATTTTGTATTTTTCCGATAATTGTTTGCAACATGGATTTTATTTCATTTAATTCTATCTTCATATTATTTATATCATGTACAGCAGCTCTCATTTCATTAAGCTGATCGCGCCGTTTTTTATATGAAGTTAAACTCGCCACGTCTGTCGATAATATAGCGGAGTTTTCTCCTCGAACAAAACCAGGTGCATCTTTCACTTTTGTATACATGTTAAATCTGTAGTGCGATTGCGCGGAAATCGCGAATACGTGGCGGCCGTGTGCTTGTAGTATGCGTTAGAACAATCTTGATTGCGAAATACTTGAAGCCCGTATATCGTGCGCCCAGTGTATTGCGATATTCCATAATACCACTTGTCGTATTGGCTCCTGACTTGTGTGTATTTGAATATGAATCTATCTTATAGGCCAGCTCTAGAAAATCCTCTGTATCCTCACTGGATGAATACCGCGCAGTGCTTGTGAAACCAGCGTCTGTTACAGGAGTCATTGGTATCCAGCTAGAATCAGAGAAAGTATCGCTGTCTTCTCTATTCAGAGCCTTATAATAAACATGCACTCCTGCGCCACTTGGCTTATATGCTGTTACATATACACGAAGGTCTTCGGCATCTTGTCCATCAGCCAGTGTTACGCGCCGGCTAATATATTTAGCCTTTGCATTACCGCCAGTCTTAATGCCGTCTTCACTTGACCCAATAGCATTATTGGAGTTGATAAGATTTTCTATCAGGCAAAGTGAAGTACGGCGCAAATCAAAGGCCGGGCTTGACAAATCGCTAGTAGACTTAATCGCGATTTTGAACTCGGCCGACCGAGATGATGCGAATGAACTACTACTGGCACTGGTATTAGACTCTACTGACCGCGATAGAATAAAGCGAGGCACATTCAGTTCGGTGTCTTCATTAATATTGATAGAGACATATGACGTATCGCGTGACGAGTTAGATAAAGCCATCTTGGCACTTGAAGAGATAGTAGTATTTGATGGTTGTAGATAATCAGTTGTAAACTTAAATATATCTCCCTGAAGTCTATTCATTGCAACGATTCGTGCGGTATATCCGTTTGACTGCCCACGTATAAATGTATTGTTCGTGAACATACGATTGGAAGTACACGCGGCACCGCTGTTTATAAATGATGTGTTAGAAAGATGCAGGTGAGTATTTGCGTAGTTCACCGCATCGTAGTAGGTAACAAAGCCAATTGGAGTAGTGGCCGATATTATAACGCCTGTCGAATTACCGACAATACCGCCGCTCGTTGCGTTGTTTGTACGTATACGAATTCTCTCTTTGCCCTTGAATTTAACAGCCGTGGTAACATCGCGAACAGTAACCGTGTTGGCCGAAAACGAGGTAACTATACCAGTGGCACCAGATACCATGCCCTGTGCAAATGTCGTATTGTTTGCAACGCTTAGGGTTTTTGTATTTGCAAATGTACCATGAAGAAGAGTTATCCCGTGAACTTGTTCACCAATCTTATGAAGTGCGGCCGATTGATTTGCTACAGTCAGATAATCGCGATTTTCATTTTTGACCACAATACTACCAACCAAGGACTTGTTAAATTTGGCCATATACAGGCGATACTTCATATCCTCTTCTTGAACTGCGCTGTAGGTACGATCATCTGAGGAAATAAACATCGTACCGGATGCGGGCTGGGCTGTAATTCTGTTGCCCGTCAGCAAATCGTTTTCGCCAATTCGAGCCGTGAATACACGATAATTAGGATTTGTTGCGCCGGGAATGACTACGATTGCATATGAACGATTATTCAAAAGATATACTGGCGAAGGGAAGTAGAACGGTGTGGGTTTGCTGCCATCGGTGCTTGTATTGACAAGAGACGATGCTACAATAGCCTGACCATAGGGAACTCTACGCAATGTTTGATGCCCAGTAACCGGATCGACTTCTCTAATTTCCACGGTGACTGGTAGAGTCGGATCCTTTGTCGAGAAGAATAGATCGACTTTGGTGATGAACGCGCCTGTGCCAGATATTCTGGACGATTGCACAGTATTGACAAGAAATGTCTGGGATATGGGATCGATGTCGGCGGCGGCATTACCGCCGGGATCGTTGTTGACCCGTAGAGGGTTGCCGGACTCGTCCGTCGGGATCGCCGGCGCCAAGGCCTCCGCGACGGGGGCCGACGGTGGAATCTCCACTTCGATGGTCGCCGCGGCGACCTGTATCGGCACCGGATCAGGTATAGTGCCGACAACATTTGTGCCGCCACCGACTTGAATCCAATTACTTGTTGTCGTAGTTGTCGTCTCTGTCGTTGTTGTCTGAGAGATTACAGGATATCTTGTCGCAACAATTGTGTCTTGCGCTGTAGTAGAAAGACCCTGGGCTGTATATGTAGCTTCGGCCGAAGTTGTAAGAAGCCCCAGACTCTGAGCGTTCGAAGGATTATCCGTAAAGCGCAGATTGCGCGATCCTGTATTGAATCGAAGCGCGCTATCATTTGGTATACGGAACATACCGTATAATCTGCCTGTGCTATCGCTTGTTAGAATACCGCCCTCGTTTGCTGTGTTTGCAAACGAAGAGTTGGTCGGCGTCACGTAATTGGACACATTCGTACCATCGAAGAATGCGTATAATCGTGTGCTTGGCTTTACTGCATGGGCTGTAAATCGAATGACACGCGAGCGCATGTAGGGCTGTAGATTCACATCACGGAGAGTATTACCCAAAGACTGTGTTGTATTCTGCACTGTAATTGTTGGTATGATACCAGTTCGGCTTAAGCCAGTAGTAGTCACCATTTCATTGGATACGGTGAAGTCCTGCAGGAGCTGTTGGCCCGACGCATATACACCTGAAGTACTAGTCGAAGTTGCTCCACTAGGTCTCGTACCTGTCCATACTGTGTTCCATGCGCCCCATTGTGTCTGCCATGAATTGGCCAGATGCAACCAATTATCTGTATTTAAATCGAAATTAACCTGAACGGCAGGAGCAATCGTCGTATCTACCCAATAATCTTCGGCTGGGTCAAGAACTAGCACGCCAGCCCAATTGTAGAAAGCTCCAGCCGCGTTGCGAGTAGTAGTTGCATATTTCTGATCTACGAGAATTTCATGAGTATATGGAAGAGTCAACAGATCGCCAACAGTCGTTGTAATAGTGCTACTGATAGTAGCTGTTTTGCCGCTAGTACCGCCAACTACAGAAGCGGCCGCAGCAAAGTTGCCGGTAGCTGCTTCGATATACAATTTGTTGTCTACCTGATATCGAAGGTTGGCCGTGCTTGCACCAGATGTTAGAGTTTCATTATTTGAGAACAGAATTTGTGAATTACTAATCAATACTGTCTGATCGCGAGAAATACCATCGGCGGTAACATTTGTGCGAACGACATTCGATGAATTCGCAGCATGGTAAAATAGTTCTACGTTGTTTATGGCAAACGGAGGCCGAGCTTCACCCTTCGAAGGATCGATTGCAATCTTGTAATCGGAATCATATACGTTACCGATCTTGTGACCGGTAAACGAATCGACTAAAATTCCGTTCTTGAATCGATCTAGCCCATTTTCATCTTGAACGATCAATGACTTGGCATCGTTTTCAAGAAGAGATAGAGAAGTATAATATTCAAGATTGTCTACACGATCCTTAATAACGCCTATGTCACGCATTGTAAAGCGTGAATTCTTCACAGGATAAACACCGTTTGACATATCAGGCCTGCCCACTCGCCGCGCAATTTCAGACGGAAGTGACGGATATGGAGCAAGACTCACTTCGGCCAGAACAATGCCCTCGGCTGGCGCCGGCTGCGCGCGTGGAAATAGTGAAGGCATACCGGATATTGAACGGAGCGAACCAGTCTTGTCCAGAACAATAAGATCCTTACGCTCAAGATAATAGTCAAGATCAGCCGTCAAATCTTCTTGAGGTGGAGAGAAATGTAGACCACCACTTGGTTCATCGAATGATGTTGACACCAATGGATTGACCGATATATTAGTCAGAGTAGTAACGCTATTTGCAGTATCAGTCGTGCGTGGTCGTACATCGATTGAATCGCGAAGATCAAAACTCCTGCCATCTGACGGCGAAGTATATATGGGAATT